GCCGATGGCTTCAAGGCTCTCAAAGAACCCACCGAGTTACCAGAACCAGAAATAACAGCGTGTGATGCGCTTGCTGAATCTGAACGACTCAAAGCGATGCTATTCCGCTTATCGCCTTACGCGAAGGAAACAACATCATCAAATTAGCCAATCACTAAAGGGAAATCACTTATGAGTGAAGAACTACAGACAGAAGCTGAAGTTGTCAGTGAGCAAACAGATTCATTAGAAGCTGTTGAAAAAGCCGTCGAACAAGTTGTTTCACACAACGACGAGCTCGCTAAAGAGAACTCAGAATTAAAGTTAGAAGCTAAAAGCGCTTCTGACGAACTCGCAGAAATCAAAGGCACGCTTGAAGACATTAAAGCCAAGCAAGCCGCCCCTGCGTTCATTGCAACAAAGACGAAGGAATCCGAGTCCATGAGAAGTAAAGCTGATGAGCAATTTAACATCTTCCTGAAGGAAGGTATCCAAGGTTTAAAGACCAAAGCCGCAGACATGCAGATTGGCGTCGATGCTCGTGGTGGCTTCGCGCTGCCCGAAGAATTACGACGTGACCTGATCAACTTGCAGTACGAGACCTCTCCGCTGCGCCAAGTTTGTGATGTAACCACCTCTTCTACGACCGATGTTAAGCATTTGGCGAAGAACGGCTCCGCCGCTAGTGGTTGGGTTGCAGAAACTGATGCTCGTGCTAACACTGATTCTCCTGAACTCGTTCAGAGAACCGCAGTATTCGGTGAAGTGTTTGCCATGCCTTTGATTTATCAAATCGCTTTGGAAGACGCCTTTGTCGATCTCAAGGGTTATGTAATGAGCGAGATCACTCGCCAATTCAACGAAGTTGAAGGCTTGGCTTTCTTGTCCGGAAACGGAACGAACAAGCCCAAGGGTATCCTCGACGGTCATACTGCTGGTTCAAACGCTGCTTTGGATAACGCCGCCGCTACCTTCCAGGTAATCGACTCAGGCGTTGACGGTGCTCTCGGCGCCGATGCTTCCGCGACCTTTAACTTCCTCCGAGCCGTTGTACGCTCCGTGAAGACGCCTTACTTGGCGAACTGCCGCTGGATGATGAACCGCGCAACTCATGAGACTTTGGTCGCACTTCAAAATGCTGACAATGAGTACTACATGCAGCGTGACGTTACGGCTGGCTCTGCTGCAAGATTGTTCGGTTATGAAATAACTCTAAACGAGGATATGAGCACCGCCCCAGCAACTACCGGCGCAGAATTCCCAATTATGTTTGGTGATTTCGCTCAGTCTTACCAGATCATTGATCGGGTTGGTGTTTCTATGCTTGAAGACCCTTACACCCAAAAAGGTGCGACGTCTTACTACACGCGTAAGCGCGTTGGTAGCATGAGAAAGAACGTTGAAACGTTGAAACTCGTTTCGATTGCAAAGAGCTAAATTAGGAGATTGGTATGGCAGATCCTGTCACGGCGGCAGAAGCCCGACTGCACTTGCGTCTGCCTTCCAATATCGATGCTGATGAATCGCTCGAACTTGAGCGTATGATTACCGCAGCGACCGAATACGCGGAGCAATATACAAATAGATTCTGGTCAACCAAACCGTCGGCCAGTTACTATTTTGACAGCTTCCCGGTAAACGGTACGCCCTTGATTATCCCTGGCGAGACCACTGCTAACACTGTAACGCAACTGACGTACACCCAAACGGATGGCACGTCAGTTGTCTACGATGTTGCGAAGTATCGTACAGTTCCCGGCACGGGGTCTCGAACTCGAGTCGCCCCGCTGCTTGGTGAACTGTGGCCTGCTAATAAAAATGGCTTGGCTTCGATCTCGATCACAGTGACTCACGCCGCTCCCGCAACCATCCCTGCCGCTGTTAAGCAGGCCGTCCTCATTCTAGTGGGCAGCCTGTATGAATACCGCGAGGATGGTGTTGTGGAGTCGGGGATATCAATGGTCAACGCGCCCATCACAGCTCACCGGCTTCTCCATCCTCACAAGATGCGAGTCCGCTAAGGAGCTTCTATGAAAAACGGTGCGAAGAGATACACCGCCACCATCGCCCGCTGGGCCACTGAGCCTGACGCGATGGGATCACTTGATGAAACGTATGTTGCTGATCCGGTTACCCGGAAGTGCTCGATGGTCCAACGGACCTTTCGAGAACGCCTGGAGAATAACCAGCTCATTCAACGAATTGAATACCAATTGACATTCCACTACGAACCCGAGCTCGAGCTTTTATTGCCTGGCGCTCAGATTACCGTTAACGGACGTGTCCTAGAGGTGATCAGTTCAGGTGATCCAGATGGAACCAAACGGTGTGTCATCATTTACGCGGAGTCTTTGCGATGATCGATGAATCTATACGAGCCATTATCCTGGGAGACGCAGCAACTGCTGCGCTCATCGCGACAAATGGCGTTTATGCTCAACGGCTTCCACAGGATGTCGCCAAACCTTGTATCGTTTACGCGATGCTCCACGGGATTGACGATCTAACTGCGGGCAGCACGTCGGCGTTAAAGCGCTACACGATAGACCTTAAAGTCTATAGCGAAAAATACTCCCAGATGCGAACGATTACTCAAGCTCTCGTCACCTTATTCCAAGGCCTATCGACGGTCCAAAACGGTGACATGATTCAAGGGTCTCGCGTGCAATCCATCGACAACGATTTTGAGGCAACGCTTCAGCTCTATTCTTCACAATTAGACATCACACTCATATGTAAGGAGACTTAAAATGGCCGCTATTGCAGCTCCATTTACCGGTCAACAGACCGAATTCTACGTTAAGTCCACCGCTCACGTTCTTGGTACTTTAGTCACGACTGACTTAGTTGGAGAAATTCAAAATATTGGGGACATAGAACTGTCAACCAATATTATTGAAGTCTCTTCCTACGGCTCGGACTACAAGGGCAAGCTCGCCGGTCAGAAAGATTCAGGCACAGTGGATATTTCACTGAACTGGATCCCTGGAGGCGCGGACGCGGCTCAGGATTTATTACAATCAAGCTACTCATCAGGTGCAGAAGTGTTCTGCGTCATCGTTTGGAAAGACGGCGGCGCAGGCGTTGGTGCTTGTGAGTTTAAAGGTATCGTCGAAAGTTATTCGATCTCACAGCCTCTCGAAGATGTGGTAACGGTAAACGTTACGGTAAACATCATTGGCGGAGTCACGTTTGACGTAG